TACTATTACTATTACTATTACTATTACTATTACTATTACTATTACTATTGCTATTGCTATTACTATTACTATTACTATTACTATTACTATTATTACTACTAGATAAATCCTCTATTTCTAAATCATCCATTATATTAATTTTATTATCTATTGACTCTTGAAAATCTGTTCTAGGTTCAATATTTAAAGTATCAGGTTTATTATCTCTATAGCTTGAACCATCATTATAATCATTATTTTCTAAAACAATTTTTAGACGTTTATGACCAACTTCCAAATTGTTCTTTTGTGTTTTATTTAATTGATTAAATGTTGGTTTAGAACCATTTTTTAAACAACCATATTCAGGTTCTAAATTTTTCATGGTTTTGTTTTGTAAATTATTAGGTAAATCCATACTAATTTCAACATTAGGAGTGCTTAAATTTTGCTCCTGTTGTTTTTTATTTTTATGTTTTTCTTTATTTTTTTTTGCTAAATCTTGTAAAAAATTGAGAGATTTATTAAATTCTCTCTCAAATTCTAGATTTTCAAAATCATTATTTGAATTATTATTTTCTTCTTGGTTTTTCATTCTCTCTAATTCTTTATTTTTTTGATAATCTTTTACTCTTTTTAACATTTCTTTTTTTACTCTATTAGTATTTTTACTATCTTCATCATTAAAACTTGGTCTCAATCTTTGTGTTTTTTCTTTTTTATTTTTTGTTTTTCCATTTAATCTAAAAAGTTCTGGATTAATAGCTAATGTTTTTTTTGTGCTCATAATTATTATTAACTAAATATTAATAATAATTTATTTATACTTAATTTTATAAAAAATACTTATTTATTTTATACTTAATTTTATAAAAAATACTTATTTATACTTAATTTTATAAATAAATTATAATTTTTTATAAATTGATAAAAAATATTTATAAATAACTTAAAAATATATCTAATTTGAATATAAGTTATGAATAATGATGAAATTAATTGTGCCAAAATAAACGAAAACGACATTCCATGGGCAGTAATTGAATCATATTTCAAAAACAAACATTTAAAACAATTAATTCGGCATCAATTAGAATCATATAATAATTTTGCTAATTCTCAAATTGAAAATACAATAGAAATGTTTAATCCCGTGCGTATTTGTTCTGAACATGATTATATTAAAGAACATAATTTATATCGATTAGAAATATTAATTTATTTTAAGAATTTTGGTATTTATAGACCACAGGTATATGAAAATAATGGTGCTACCAAAATTTTATTTCCACAAGAAGCACGTTTAAGAAATTTTACATATTCTGGTTCTATGACTGTAGATTTAGATATTCAATGTATTGTTAAAAATGGAGAAAATTATAAAAATACTTTAACATATAATAAAACTATTAAAAAAATTCATATTGGTAGGTTACCGATTATGTTACGTTCTGATTTATGTGTATTAAACCAATTTAATCATTTAAATAATGATAAAACAGGGGAATGTAAAATGGATCCTGGTGGATACTTTATTATTAATGGTTCAGAAAAAACTTGCTTAGGACAAGAACGTGCTGCAGAAAACCAAGTGTATTGTTTCAATATTTCTAAAAATAGTACAAAATGGAGTTGGATTGCTGAAATGAAGTCTATTCCTGATTGGAAATGTATTTCACCTAAGCAAATTAATATTATGATTTCATCGAAAAATAATGGTTTTGGCAATTCTTTATATTTACAAATTCCTCGTCTTAAGAATCCTATTCCGTTATTTATTATCTTCCGTGCATTTAACATTATTAGTGATAAAGATATTTGTGAAAAGATTTTATTAAATAATGATTCCAAAGATTATAAGCGTATTTTATATGCTCTTAAAGCATCAATTGTTGAGGCAAATGGTTATTTAACATATGATGCTGCTTTCAGATATATTTTATCAAATGTAATTTATACACCATTAAATGTCGATAAAGATACAGGATTAAAAAAAAAATATGATTTTGCTTTAGAAGTTATTGAAAATGATATTTTCCCACATTGTAAGACAAAAACTCAAAAGATTTATATGCTTGGATATATGACAAATATTTTACTACAAACATCTTTTGGATGGTTAAAAGAAAGTGATAGGGATTCTTATCTTAATAAGCGTATTGATTTAGCCGGACCGTTATTAAATAATTTATTTAGAAATTATTTTAACAAAGTTGTAAAAGATATGCAAAAACAGATTTTACGTGAAATTAATAATGGTTCTTGGAAATCGAATGAAGATTATAATAATATTATTAATAATACTAATATTTATAAAATAGTAAAATCAACAACCATTGAAAATGGTATTAAAAGGGCTTTAGCAACAGGTGATTTTGGTATTAAGCAAATTAACAGCAATAAAGTTGGTGTGGCACAAGTGTTAAATCGTTTAACATATATTTCTAGTATTAGTCATTTAAGGCGAATTAATACACCAATCGATAAAAGTGGTAAATTAGTGCCACCGCGTAGGTTACATAATTCATCATGGGGATTTTTATGTCCTGCTGAAACACCAGAAGGTGGGTCTGTTGGTATTGTAAAAAATTTAAGTTATATGACACATGTAACTATTCAATCTAATAGTTCTGGATTATATGATTATATTTTACCATTAATTAATATAATTGATGATATTGAAGAAACTAAAGAATTATTTGACAAAGTAAAAGTATTTATTAATGGATGCTGGGTTGGAATTACAAATGAACCAATTAAATTATATGAAAATTTAAAAGAAAAAAAATATAAGGGAATAATTAATATTTATACTTCTATAGTATTTAATTATAAGTTAAATGAAATTCGTGTATGTAATGATGCTGGTAGATTAACACGGCCTGTATTCAAAGTAAAAAATAATAAAATGATTTATTCAGTAAACAATAATATTAATATTATTCAAAAATTAAGAAATGGAGAATTAGAATGGAATGATTTAATTTACAGTGGTAAAACAGATGATTCATTAATTGAATATATTGATTCATATGAACAAAATAATGCTATGATTGCCATGGAACCTGAATTATTAAATAGTAAAGATTCAAAATATATTTATAAATATAGTCATTGTGAAATTCATCCCAGTGTAATATTTGGTATTTTAGCATCTTGTATTCCATTTCCTGAACATAACCAATCACCTAGAAATACGTATCAATCAGCTATGGGTAAACAGGCAATTGGAATGTATGTTACAAATTTTGACAATAGAATGGATAAAACAGCATATGTTTTAAGTTATCCAATGCGTCCATTAGTAGATACGCGTTTAATGAATATAATTAAATTAAATAATATTCCATCAGGAGAACAAGTAATTGTAGCAATTGGTAGTCATACTGGTTACAATCAAGAAGATAGTATTTTATTTAATAAAAGTGCAATAGACCGGGGATTGTTTTTAGCTACAATTTATCATACTGAAAAAGACGAAGATAAAAAATTACATGGTAATGAAGAAATTAGATGTAAGCCAGATAAAAATATTACTAAAAATATTAAATTTGCGAATTATGATAAAGTAAATAATAATGGAGTAATTCCTGAAAATACACTAGTGGAAGATAAAGACATTATTATTGCGAAAGTTTTACCTATTAAGGAAAATAAAAACGATTATACTAAAACAATGAAATTTACAGATGAAAGCCATATTTATAGAACACATGAAGAAACATATGTTGATAAAAATTATATTGATTGTAATGGAGATGGTTATAATTTTTGTAAAGTTAGATTAAGAAATTATAGGAAACCTGTAATTGGGGATAAATTTAGTTCTCGTCACGGGCAAAAAGGCACTATTGGAAATATTATTCCAGAACAAGATATGCCATTTACAGCTGATGGATTAAAACCAGATATTATTATTAATCCTCATGCTATTCCTAGTCGTATGACTATTGCTCAACTCAAAGAAACATTATTAGGAAAAGTATTAGTTCAGTTAGGTATGTTTGGTGATGGAACAAGCTTTAGTAAATTTAAAATGGAAGTGATTATTAAAGAACTACAAAAATTAGGTTATGAATCGAAAGGCAATGAAGTCATGTATAACGGTCTTACTGGAGAACAATTAAAATGTAGTATATTTATTGGACCAGCATTTTATCAGCGTCTTAAACATATGGTAAATGATAAACAGCATAGTAGATCTATTGGTCCTATGGTAAATCTTACACGTCAACCAGCTGAAGGTCGTGCTCGTGATGGTGGATTACGTTTTGGTGAAATGGAAAGGGATTGTATGATTTCGCATGGTGCTTCAAGATTTACAAAAGGACGTTTATATGATGCATCAGATTCGTATAATGTTCATATTTGTAATAAATGTGGATTAATTGCTACATTTAACAATAAAGAACATATCCATATGTGTAGAAATTGTGAAAATAGAACAGATTTTAAGTATGTTGAAATTCCATATGCATGTAAATTAATGTTTCAAGAGTTATTAACAATGAATATTGCTCCAAGAATTATGTGTGAATAAATAATTTAAAAAGTAAAATTAATAATAAAAATTAATAATAAAAATTAATAATAAAAATTAGATATATTTAATAAAAATCTGATATAATCTATAAAATTTTATAATATGTAAAGTGTAATTTAGAATAATTTTTTATTGTTATTTTTTATTGTTATTTTTTATTGTTTTATATTTTTATTTGATTATAAAAATAAAAATATAATATATATTATAATGAGTTCATTTAATCCAACAAAATTAGGTAATGGTAAAAAAGGAGTTCAACCTTTAATATTTGGACATACAACACAAGGCGGTGAAAGAGCTGCTAATCGTAATCAATTAAGAAGAGCATTTGGAAATTTATATAATAAAGGTTTAGGAACTTCTCCAGTTTTAGTCGATAATAATGTAGCTGGACCATTTAGAAGTTCATATAATGCTGGTGATGTAAATACAAATTATATTGAACCAACAAATATTAAATTTGGACGCGAATCTAATCAAGTTGGTGGAAATAATTTAACTAGATTACAAGTAGGGGGTGATGGTATATCGGGTCAAAATGGTAATGCTATGTTTTCAGGAAACCCAAGATATGTTTATGATGGTTCTGATTATATTAGATTTAAAAAATTAAACGCGATTAACAAAAATTATAATGATTCAACATTTGGTGGTGATTCAGGTAAAACACAACAACATGCTATTAGACATGTAAGAAAATAAATATGTTAAAAACTATATATTATTTTATTTAGAAATATATAATAAAATATTATGGATAATATTGAAGAACCATTAACAGAAGAGCCAACAACCGAAGAACCTGTAACTGAAGAACCTGTAACAGAAGAACCATTAACAGAAGAGCCAACAACCGAAGAACCTGTAACTGAAGAACCTGTAACAGAAGAACCAGAAACTGAAGA